TCACGGCGGTAACAGGGGTTCGAATCCCCTTGGGGACGCCATATTAAACCCTCGGATGTGTATTCTGTAATGAATAACCATCCGGGGGTTTTTCTTATCTGCAGCAACAACTACCCGCTCAACAATCCGGCATATGAAGTCTTTCAGACTCTCTCTATCCAACGCATGAAGCTCTTTAAATAATTGGTCCAAAGCACGTTTGATATCGAACTCAGTGAGTGATGCCAGATAGTTTTCAGCACTACTCTGCTCATCCAATTCGTTAATGGCAGACAGTAATTGCCGTCGTTCATTTTCTTTTGATTCAACCGAACGAAGAAATGCATCTGGAGCACTTGACGTGGAGGCCAGTTCGACCAGGCGTTGAATGCGTGTATCAACCTGGTCAATCTGTCGATGCAATGCCGCACGTTGTTTTGTGGTATCGGTTTGGCCAGCCTTTTTAGCTCGTCGCAATATTGACCCGGTAAACTTCGCAGACTGCAGATCGGCTTTAAGCTGGCTCAGAAATAACTCATCTAAAAACATTGCTGTCATACGTCGACCACGGCCACCAGCAGCTCGATAATACTTACTGGCATCACCAGACCATTTATTATCATTTTCATCACGTAAAAGCCCACTCAAAAGGTATTTACTTGAAGTACTGCGAACAGATTTATGCTTGTTATCTTCAAGCTGTTTCAGTATTGCCTCAGCTTCATCTTCGGTAATCAGTCCCTCATGTGTATCCTTATTTATGTGCCATTGGTCGCGTGGCCGTCGCTTTTTGCCGGTTTTACTTCTACCTTCGACCCTTTCTTCGTGAACGTTCCAAATAGTATGGCCAGCGTATGTCAGAGCATTCCACTCCATTGATAAAGCGGTGGTTGCAGACCAATTCAAATTCATCCTGGTAAGTACTGATTGCCGACCGATCCCCATTGCCCTCTGTTTTAAATAACTGGACACCTTATCGGCTTCTTTACCAGGTATAAGTCGGGATTTCATTACAGCCTGGCCATCACGAATGGCACCTGTTGCTATTTTCTCAAGCTGGTAACCTTTCGGGGCAGCACCACCCGCACGGAAACCTTGTTTAACGTTTTCAGCCATACCCGCAAGTCCTTTTTGTTTGCTGATCATCGAATGCCATTGGTCCATAGCCTGCAAGATAGTTTTCAACATCATGGAGCTAATCGGGTCTGCATCCGGAAGTGATTTATAAACGATCCGGATCCCCTGCTTTTCGGCTTCATGTTCAAAGAAATGGGAAATGTACTGCCGGCGAGAAAGCCGGCTAGTATCAAGCAGCAGTAAAGTGCTCCAGCCACGTTGACGGGACTTCATACTGACATAGAGAGATTGAAAGCCTGGGCGATTTTCCGTTTTTCCAGACTCCACGGCATCGATAAACTCTTCAACAATAATTAAGCCACGCTCAGTGGCCAAATCATTCAGATCACGACGCTGGGCAGCGATACTTACATCACTGCGATCCTTGCTTGATCGGAGATAAACGGCGGCTCTGTTGTTGATCATCTTCTTGTTGTTTTTGTAGCTGCTTGAGCAACATAGGAAATAACACATCCACCGCAGAATCTACGTCGATTTGTCCCACGGTTTCGACATCGATGTGCTGTGAATCGGCCATGGTTAAAGCTCATTGCCCTGGCTAATAACGTTATTCACTCTGGCAACTCACCATCTGGCAGCAACGGCAAACCATTGATTCGGCAAAAGCCATTCGCCCGTAAAAACTTGCCGCTTTTATTTCGCAGCTCTGATTCTATTTGCGGGGATTCATATCGTAATTTATGCAGCGCAATCAGTAACCCGGTATCAGTCATATTGGTCGGCAGCATCTTTTTTGCAGCCTGAATATCAAGGTTTTTGATAATTTTAAGCCGCTCATCACGTTCAACAATCCAAGTCATCGATGAACAGTTCATTGGCCTACTCCCTCAGCTGGGGCCATACCTCTTACAGACCTAAGAGCAGCGTAAAGAGAGTCATTTTTATGGTTCGGGTCGCGTTCGTATTCGAGAAGCAGGTTCCAAACCTTTATAAGTTCAGATTCAGTGGGCGGACGTGATTCCTTAATTCCTCTGTTAGCAGTTGGCATCATTACAATTCATTCCCCCATGCATCCCAACCTTCTACCCTCTGCCGAGCGAATAGCTCAATACGAGGCACATCACCGATCAATTCCACAATGCCTTGCCTGACTTCATCCGGTTTTTGTGAATGCGTGGTGTAAGGCGTGAACACGGTGTTTTTAATGCCGGCGTTGATTCGCTTCAGGCCATTGCCACGAACGGCGATTAAGCAGTCTTCTGAATTCGTACGGGTAAAGTTACCCATCCCCATTTTCGTCAGGCTGAGCATTAACCTGGTGATGTTGTGATCGGTCATTTGCATCAATTCATCATGGCCAATCGCAAAATACTGTTTAACCACCCGAGCAAACTGCTTGTTTAGCTTTATCCAGGTAAAGCCTTTCATTGTGCTGAATTTAAAACCCCAGGCTTCGACCAGTTTTAATGCCTCCATCGGCATCGGTGGCACATGCCACATAAATAAAACGCAGTCTTTATCCGCAATTTGATTGATAGGCAGCTGCATCAAATCCGATAACGTCATACAAGGATATTTGTGGCCAGCTCCACGCTGGCCACTATTCGCTTTGTCTCGATACGTCCAAGGCGGATCCGCATAAATCGCGTGGTATTTTTTATCTGGAAAGTTCATTTTTATCCACCCGACAATTCCAAGTTCGCTCAGGCGCAACAGCATCACAGTCCAGGCACTCGATAACATCAACATCAAATTCACCAGTATCGCCCGTATGTTGATGCACGTCTTTTCGAATACGTGAGGATCCGCAGTATGGACAGAGTTTGAATTTATCCATGACTCACCGTCCTTCGTAATAGCTTTGGTAGCGCTCACGAACATGTAGTGATTCGCACTGACGCCATAATTCGCCGAAGTGTTTGGAGCCATCTTCAATGACATTGTGTGGTTCGGTCATCAATTGACCTCGGCCTTTAATGGCCACCATGACTGAATTGAGATAATGACTGTCTAGGTTGCATGCCACACGGGCAAGGTCCACATGAAATTCATTACCGTTGTATAGGCTTAACAGCACTTGAGACGCATAGTAGGCACCACCGCAATCGGTTGCTGCTAACTTAAACAAATGAATAATGGCATCGGCATACTCTTGATATGTCACATCCTCATAAAGCACCGAGTTTTTCCGGTATTTATTATCAAAGTGCAATGTCATAACGCGGTTTTTTAAATCGTTAATGATTTCGTCTTTTGTCTTTTCAATGGCTTTTAATTCGCTCATGACTCACCATCCTCATCATCACGTTCAGCCTGAATACGGTCATATATTTCCTCACGATGTACGGTGACATCTTTGGGAGCCTCGACCCCAATGCGTACCTGGTTACCTTTAACCCCTAATACCGAAACGGTGACGTCATCACCGATGATTAACGATTCGCCTACTCTTCTAGTTAAAATCAACATACCTTCTCTCCTTGGTTGGTTTTGTGGCCCCTATTGGCCGGTTTAGCCGCTTGCGCCGGCTAGTCGGTGTGATCCCCATGCAGTTAAATCTTTAAAGGAAGCGCACTCTCACACGGCCGGTGTTATTAGCCCCACTACCGGCTTGGGTAACGATGTTCATTTGCTACTGCACCCCTTCGTATTCAGGTGGTGATGTATACAGGCCAAATCTGGCCAATTCTTCGAGCCCTAACGCGACCAGATGGCTGACTCGCTTGCCATTAATAACCCGCTCGATTTCTTCTTTAACGATGACGCCGGCTTGATGACACTGACGTTTAAAAACTCGGTCAGATTTCACCGGCAAGGCATTCCATTTATCCCGTAATGCTGGGGTGTGGCTTATGTGATCCATGATGTGGCCGGTGCGAATTAGCAGACACCATTTTTCATCTTCACCAGGTATCAAACGGATTGCTTCAAACTTTTTGGGGTGCCGATACTGACCGCTATCGATTTCAGAGAAGATGGTTTCTAGGATCCAAACCCACGGTTCACGATCGGCACTTGTTTCACCGACATGGCCATTCATTTCTGCAATAACGTCGGTAACAAAATTGCCTGTCTCTTTGGGTAAATCCGAAAACTCACACAACAGGCTCCAGGCACAAAGCAAAGCCGCATAATTACCGGCCATACGCACAGCACCATCATCTTCACCTTTCGCCCGACTATGCTCTAAGCAGTACTGACGCGCCTTTTTATAGATTTCACCGACTTCATGCCGACTTTTGGTGGTCAGAAACTCTAACCACTGACGCACGGGAAAACGGGGTAACTCTTCCGGCAGGATGGCTCCTTTTTTGCCTGTTAGCTCACTACGTACAATCTTGCCCAGCAGCGATCGAACGGGAACGTCTTCACCTGCAAGCAGTACCGGTGCGGATAGCAAATATTCCGTCATATCCGCACCACGGCGGCTAATGGTGTATTGATAGTTTTCCTGCAGCATGGCCACAGCTTTATCAATCACATCCTGCCGGCGAGCGGATAGTTCTTCCCAACCAACCGGGTGTGATGTGTGGGATATTGACGTAAGCAAACGGAATTCTGTTTGAAGTGATTGCCCAGAGAACATGGTGAAAGCAATCGAACGTTCCAAGCGTTTAATGATGGTTGATTTACCGGCCCCTTTGTCGGCCTGTAATGTCATATGTGGCCAGAAACCAAGCAATACTTTTAAATGGGCACCCAGCGACCATACCAACATGATTGCAGCCGCATTTTGGTTAAAGGTTTGTTGATACGCCTCGATAACTTGTCGAGCTTCGTAAACGGTGCCACTTGGGAACGTGAGGTTGTGATACGGGCATTGTTTTTCAGGGTCCATGAAATAACAATCTGGCCCTTCATTAACGGTTAACTTGCTATCTCGCCAGCATAGGCCTACAAAATTGGCCGCGTTACGAGCACCAATATGAGAAGCACGCTCGAGTATATTGAGCATGCGAGAAAATGAGCCTTTATTAAAAATGGGCCCAAACTTTCCCCACTGATCGAGATTGTGTAATTTTTCGTCTTCGACTACTCGCCTTACCAGGCGAGAGCCATGGCGAGGGGTTTGAACTGAAACAGCAAAAACGGTATTGGGCTGGGCATCCTGTTCACCAGTCATAGTCGCGGTGACGCTGGCAATATTTACTCGAGATAAACCGGCCACCCGAAAGCCAGACAGATCCGTAAAGGTCTCTTTTTCCATTCCGTTGTCATCCTTGTCAACGGACTTCACAAAAGTGGTGAAGTCTTCCTTTGCGCGATATCTCCAGTACTGGCCATAATCATGAGCCGGGAGAAAAACACGACTTTTCCCAACATTATCACGACCAGGTAACCCAGGAATGATCCATGGTTCAAGTTTTCTTAAAACTGCTTGTGTTGATAATGGTCCTTCCTGTTTCAACACATCATTAATATCGTTCCAGCCACCCTCGGCCCACTCGCATCGGTCTACCATCAAGGCCGAAACATTCAAGCCTAATAATATTTCGTGCAGCTTCCAGGCTGTTTCTTGACCGGCACACCGCCCAAATTTATCGGGTTGATCAAAATCGAAACACAATACAACTCGCTTGCCTATCAAAAAGGTCCAATCGATGGCTTCAACATTGGTACCGCGCACAGCAATGGCTGTCGCGCCCTTGATATCGGCAGTTTTAACGGATAACGCATTAATAGGTGACTCGACAACATAAACCGTGTGTGCTTTTTTGAGCTCAGCCAAATCGTCATACCAGGGATAACCATATTTCTCACCTTGGCATTGTGTCTTGGTACCGCCATTCAGAGCAGGATCCTGATAACGCATATCAACAGCTACGATTCGACCAGGGTTAACCGTTCGCACAACGAATGCTGCAGCAGGTCCGCCATAACCAAAATTGCCCGGCTCAACCTTATTTGATGACCAGCTATTCCAACCAACTGAACGCCGTTTTATGGCCTCGCGAATGACTTGTTCATCAATGCCTCTGCCAATGAGGTAAGGCACCAACGGCTCAGGATCAATGAAGGATTTATCTGCAATAATCTCTGGTAATGTTTTGGGCCGTGCTGGTTCATTTGCATGGCGCCGTTCTAATGGAAAGCCATATTGTTCATGTAACCAAAAAATAGCTTCAGCGGTGTCCATGCTGTTTACGTAAGACACTAACGCTATGCAATCACCACCCTCTCCACTTGAATGATCTTTCCAATACCAGCCACCGGCTTTTTCAAATATAGATAGCGAAGGTGATTTGTCATCATGGTTTGGGCTTTTATAATTGCCCCGACCGCCTGGACGTTCAAGCCCAAGCCGGTCAGCCAGTTCATGCAGATCGATTCTGGCTTTGAGTTCTTCAATTGACGCCACTTGGTATCTCCCCTGTGGCACCGGTGATTTCCATATAACGCCAAAGAAACATTTCTCTGGCAGTGTGTGAATCAACTGCGAAAACAGTATTTCTGAGTGGCTGGATGTTTTTCAAAATTGGCCAAACATCATCATGTGCTGGCATCAGGTCACGTTGTTCAGTAGCTAAAAGTTTTAGATCTGCCTGCTTAACAGAATGGTCTAGGTGATTAGGAAGACCGAACTTACTGAAAATCACCTGTTCAATATTTTTTTCTAACCAACAATAATCAGGTAAGAGCTGCTTGAGCGGCGTAGGGATGTCGCCGATGAAAGCCTCTGCAGCATCATGGAGAAGACCTTGCAAAGCGAACTGTGGCGATACAACGCGAGAAACTAAAACCGAATGTTGGGCGACACTATAAAAATCTTTACATTGGCCAGCGAAGCGACAGATATTTGATAATCCATGTGCTATTTCCAAAATTGTGAAGTCAGATGTTTGTGGTCGAAGAAAATCAAAATATTTGCCATTACGCAGCAGAATAGATGGTTGCATCTTTAGGTTATTAGGCATTGTCTGCATCGTCATTATCCTTTTGGAGATACCAACCAACCCGCACTTTAAAATCCACGAGCTCTTCATTATTTAGTTCAATCAGAGCCTCATTCATTTCAGTGATACTGACCACGGTTGTGCACATCGATGCCAATTGATGGGTATGAAGTGCACCCTCTTCTTTTAGTAGCTGCAGGGCCTGTTCTTTTAACTGTTCTAGTTTTCGCATTGCTTGGTCTCCACCTCGATAATGATCTCGCCATCAAATGCCGAGATTATTTCCTGTACTGCTTTTGATTGAATGAGCTCAGCCTGAGCTGGCCTTGTCTCCTGAAGCCATTGCCACGCTTTTTGTTTACGTTCTGGTGGCAACCGGCTCAGGTTTACACGCTTTGTTTCAGTCGCCATTTCAACTTCAACCACATCATAAAAAGGGGCCAAATCAGTAAGGCGAGTGAAAATAACCACCGACTTGACCAGGTCCGTCTACACACCGCTCGCAACTCCAAATCACTGCTGAGTATTACTATTCCGCCAACCAGCAGGTAGATAACGAAGGCTCCAAAAATCAGGCTGAATAGCATGCTGTTCACTCCTTTATGATCGGTTCTGATTGAAGCGGTTGGGCTTCATAACCGTTAATATCGATTGGGAATAAATGCCGTCGGCAATAGGTGATCATTTCTTCGGGTTCGCTGAAATAAACCATGATTTCCTGCTTGCCAATCAGCAGCTGCATCCGACAGACAAACTTGCCTGGCACGTCAGATGGAAAAATTCGTGCCGACCGGCAGTAGATGGCTTTGCCGTCAGTGAAACAGGTAATTTCGGTCATTGGCTCACCTGCATTGCCTGATTCGGTTTAGTGAGGAGGTACGCATCAACGCGGGTGATGCCATATTCAAATAAGACTTGATCAATTAAATCGCTAAAATCAGCCCAGCTTTCATAAGCCTCACCACCACGATTGTTATCAATGACAACGTGATAGCTGCAGCCTGACGCGTTTGGTGAAATTCTCGCTGCAACATATATTTTTTTCCCAGGCAAGCAGGTTTCCAAATATTTTTGAACTTTCAATAACGCGAAATTAATGTGTGCTTTCACGACGCCTCCTCCATAGCTAATGCAATGTCTTCCTTGCTGGGACGGGTATAGATCATGGTGGCTGTTGCAGTGGTGTGCCCCAATGCCGCCTGAACCACGCCAAGCTTATTTACAGCAGTAGATTGATTCATGATCCGCATGGCTAAGGTGTGTCTAAACCAATGCGGTGTAATATCGTCCAGCCCGGCCATATCCACCCAATGACGTAATCGGCTTTGCAGACTACGTATGCTGATCCCTTTCCCCTTTTGGCTCATGACCAAAGGGGCATCTGGTTCCAACGCATAACCCATTGCTACGCGGACTCTCAACAGTTCTTTAAGAGCATGCTTGGCTTTCTTGGTGAGTGGAATGCTGTAGCCTTTGCCACGCTTTGCAAACTCACTTCTAAGCTCCAGCCGACCGATGGCAATGGCATGTCTAGCATCTTGAACGGATATACCAACCAGTGAACCAACACGAATGGCGGTATAACGTAATAACTCCATCCAGGCCATATCGCGTTCAGCCAAATTTCCTTTTATAGAACCAACCACTTTGAATAGCTGCTTTTCTTCCTTCACGGTTAAATAGCGATCTATCGTTTTTGATAATGTGTGTTCTGTCATAACGCCCTCCTGCAGTACACAAAAAAACCGACTGCGAAGCTGAATACAGCCGGCTAAAAACTTATTGAAATGTTGTGTGTGAGATTCGCTGCAGGTGTCTCGTTGATATCCACCAACAGCTTGTCCACGTTGCCGTTCGCATTAAATGAAATAGCTTTAGGCACTATCTCGATATAACCTCGACGGGTAGGTAAAAGCAGCCAACGACCGTTTTTAACGATATGTTCGTGCTGTGACTTGCCGTGCAGTAATTCGGTTAAAACGAGCTGGTTTTCACTCTGGTCGATGTCATCAAACCGGATACGGCTGATATGGATTTCATGAGCCTGGCTTATTTGAATAACATCCCCAACGTCCAACCAGACACGCTTGGCCATGCCCATCATGAGTGTGGGATTAAGCATCAAAAATACTTTAGCCATCGCTCATACCCTCCAGACGTGCAGGTATAGAAGCCATTGCTGCAATGGCTTCGAGCGTTTCCTTACGGACTGTTCTGATTTCGGTGGTGGTGATTTTGCCGTCTTCCAGGGCGTGATGGATGGCTGAGGCCATGCCACCAAACTCGCTTACTGCATGGCTGAAATGATTCAGAAACTCAGCATCTGCCATACCGGTGTACTGTTTTGAGCACAGGCAAGCATGATCGAGCAAGCTACATATCTCATGTAATAAACGGAAATCTTGGGTAACCAACATCAACATGACCGCTTCTTTTAGGGTCAGATGATGGGTTTCCATTGAGGGATTAACTTTATGCTGGAGCGTTCCAGCATTCATATTGGTCTTTGAAGCGAGCGCTTTGGCCCCACCACGGTAATCATGTACCAGGTCATATGCTGCAGTTTCTATTGGATCGTACATGTCGTTTTGCCCCTAAATTCGACTGGTGTATGTTTAAGGGGCTGGCTAGTATTGACCTTGAGCATAGCTCAGAGGAAAGGTGTGCGAAGCCAGCCTCATTACTGGATAGGGTTGCCGTCCTATCCAGTTCCCTATGCTGATAATTTGTGAGATTGGCTTTTTAAGTGGCTTACAACGGCATCAGTAACTATTTTTGTCACTGTCGTTTCTTCTTCAATTGCGCGCATTTTTAGACGTTTCATCAACGGCTTAGGTAAATCTGCTTGCAACCTCTGAACTTCAATTTTCTGGACTGTTGACATGATTGTCTCCATAATCGGCGATTATTCATTTAATATTTCTATTACTTTTAACGGATTTATTAATTATTGTTTTAATCTTTAGGGACAATCTATACCTATCATAAATGGGTGTCAACAACTTTAGGTATTATTTATGCCCAACATTTTAGAAAAGCTTGATTTTGTTCGCTTCACGCGGCCCTATTACCCGTGGTTAATGGGGCTTGGGATATCTAAAAAGACGATTGGGGATATAAAATCCGGTGTTGAAACAGAGTCTGAAGCGTTGATTTCAGCCTTAGTGCATTGTGAGAATGTGTCACGCTCATGGCTTGAAGAGGATGCTGGCCCCCCTTTCACCGTTGCCGATATTCATAATGATGATGAATGCAGTGAGCTGCTTTCACTTATGTTGGAAGATGAACAATGGACGGTATATATCGCTAATGATGGTTATGACAAAGCTATCATTCTCACCCAACCAGCCCAGCACAAGCGGCCTCGCATTGGGTTTATTGACTACACACTGCTCGAAGTTTTACCTCATGCTGGCGACAAAACCCTAAAGGTTGCCTATTCACAAGCCACCATACTAAAACAGCTAGATATTGAAGCTGAAACACTGGATAAGATCATAACGGGTCAAGTGGGAACGTATTGGATCGCCGAACGTAAACCCTCGGCCATTTTGGATAGGGCTGAAATCATCCCTATATCAAAACGTAAGGCAATGAATCATCAATATCAGGCTAAAGACTTAAATAATTCAGCAAATATGTATCAAGTTAATGATCCATCATCTGAAATTATGGATGAAGAGATTTTATTGAAAAATTATCGATTATTAACCGATGATAATAAGAAGCTAGTTCAAGGCATAACAAGGAATCTTCGATAAGGATTGCTAGATTATGAAAGGAATCTTTTATACATGCTTATTGCTCCTCGCCCCTTCTGTTCAAGCTCAAATGTATAAGTGTACCGATGCTGCTGGGAATGTCAGTTTTCAGGGACTGCCGTGTGATGCTGAGCAAATTACCGAATGGCAGCGTGAAACCGATAAACAACGGGCAGAAAGGGAAAGGCAAGAGGCTAATGCTGCCAAAGAGAATAAGACCCGTTCCAGTAATGCTGAACCAAGCTTCGCCCAAAAAGAAGACCAGCTCAAGACCAAAGAAGAGCTTGCTCGCTGGTCAACTGCAGAACCAACAGATGAAATGATTCAGTCCCTGAATGGCTACCTGCGTACAAACTTGAAAGATCCCGACTCGCTTAAAGACCTCGAATGGGTAGAAACCGTGACGAGTGGGTTCACCTATAAAAGCCATATCCGATTCAGAGCAGCGAATAGCTTTGGTGGTTATGTGCTCAATGAAAAACTAGTGCGGTTTAATGATGCAGGGAAAATTTTGGAATTCGTCGATCGACAGTCTATCCTTCCAATCGAATACCAATAAAAGGTGTGATTCATGGATAAAGATGAAGAAATGGGTAGTTCAAAAAAAGTATCTATCAGTGATTTAAAAAATGACACATTGCCTAAAAAACCAGCCAAAAGTATTTCTGATCACTTCGCAAAATTAGCTAAGTCAAATCAGAGTCTTTTCAACAGCACAGCTGAAATAGCTAACCTTCAGTCTGTGTCTCCTATAAACACATTAACTAATGTATTTAAAAAGTTTGATAGGAATCGAACTGAGGTAAATTATGAACAACGATTAGCATCTATCAATGAGGAAGAAATACAAGTATTAATAGATAACCTTCGAATAATAGAACAAAAGCTCGACAATGATGACAACTTCGAATATAGGTTTTTTCAGGTTAATAGAGATGCCTTATCTATTCTGCTAAATCATAAGCGGGATTTTGAGCAGCATACATCTGAGCTCGAACAAAAATTACGTTATAAGCAAAAGGAAATTGATATCGAAAAAAGAGCTGATTGGGCAGCTAAATTTCGTTTGTTTTTTTTCAGAACACTTGGAGCTATGCTATTAGTTGTAACCCTTTTTAGTATTGGGTTCATTGAGCACAATTATGAATGGGCTAGGCTGCCACTTTCTTCATATTTAAAACCTGATGCTAATAAAAATACAGTTAGTATTGCTCCAATCCAGCTTCCTTCAAACATAACTCCGGTAGAGATAGTTACTATACCCGAAGTAAATGGTGAGATAGACATTGCTGATAAAGAGTTAGTACCAATAAAACCCTCTGAATTAGAATCAACTCCAGAACAATCAAACGAGTAAAGCTAAAAGGAGTATTTATGGCTAGAAGAAATAATAAATTGGTCGATAACATCATGGACATGTTGTTAGAAATATCAGCATTAAGTTGGAAAATTGGTGCTTTTATCTCATTTGTTTTTGTGATGGGTAGTATTTACGCTTTTAATTACGCCCAATCTATTCAGCAAACAAATAACACTATGGTCAAAAGTGTGTTAGAAGGTGGATTAATATGGGTCTACTACTTTATCCCGTTGGGGCTTTTAGGAATTGCCATTATATTTGGTTGGAAAGCCTATAAAAAATTCATCAGAGATTCTTACTACTGATGATATCTAGAAGAAATGCCATATTGCTAACGCTATTTGGAATTTTTCTTGGTGGAATATTGGTATATCTTTCGCCCACATTTAAAAACCTTACTCTCAATATAGAGTTTAGCTCACATACCCCAAGTATAGTTATTGCAGTTTGTGCTCTAGTCGTAACAGTCTGGCAACTAAATAACAGCATTAAGCACAATAAACTTAATATGCTACCTAGATTACAAGTGCTGATACATTCTCCTACACAAGATCCTAAAAACAATGAACTTTTTGAAATTAGAATTATAAACAACGGGTTGGGACCTGCTGAAATTGATAAGGCTTATTTTGAATATACAAAAGAAAATAAAATAATCCCATTTAATCTAGATGTCGCAGGAATGGATCGATATATACAATCAGCTTTTATGGAAAATACCGACTCTGAAGATGTAGGTGAACTCTTAAAGGCAGTTCATACAAATTATATTCGACGTCCTTACCGAATTATTGAGTCTTTAGCAAAAGAGCAACTTATCTCTGCAAATGAGAAGATATGCATAATGAAGCTGTCTATTCCATCACCAGAATTAGTTGAAAATTTATCTGATGAAGATATGAGAACGATGCGTAACCAAGCAAAAGCAGCACTTAAAGCCACTAGAATAATCATAAAATATAACTCGTTATATGGTGATAGTTTTACTTTTGAAGATTTTCTTCAACACTAAATCACTACCTCTTCTTGAACCAAATTCGGCGCTTCACCTTGAATTTGCCCAGTGCGAATATAATATTCTTCCCCAACCGTTCCTGTGCCTCGCACATTCATCACGCCGCCATCAATCAATTGCATCACGCTGGCATTACCTGCAGTGCTGATTAGTGTGCCGATCAGTAAAGGATCTTTAGGCAGTAAACTTCTGAATGCTAACCATTGGTTGTTGGTTTCTTCACCGATAAACAGTGTCTGCAATACTTCAGGGCCTTGGCATGACACCTCGATACTGTTCACGATGCCTCTGGTTTCACCTTCGCCAATCTCTATGGCCACAAATGAACCGACTTCGATGAGGGGAATATCAATGCCATCCATGGGCAATTGAAAGCTTTCAATATCGGGTTGGATGTACTGGCCAGCTAACAAACGTTCACCTTTTGCCCTGACACCAATCACATCGGTCATCAGTTCATTGCTTTCTGTGGGGATTAACACATCACCGGCTGTGCCATTTAAACGGCAGAAACCTAATACCCCGGCTAATTCACCACCATGAACATAGACACCGTTGGCGGTTACTCGTGTCGTTGGTCGGTCAGTGACTTCAAGAAGTGGATCCGCTGTTACCGTGATATCTGGTGAGACGTTTTCATAATTCCAAGGTAATACTGGGTAACGCGGTATCACTTTAATCGTTTGCGAATCTCTAGCAGGAACCACGATCGCACCTGCAGCATCCGCAATATCAGCAATGGCCTGAATGGGGGTTCGGTTCTGGTAGCTATAGACCCCGCCAGGTACATTCCAGGTTACGGCTTTCCAATCTAATGTCCAGCCATTGGGTAAATGTAATTCGGCCAGTTGTTGTATGGCCAGCAAATCGCCTTGTGTGCCTGTTTCGGGCTGTCGATATGGCCCGGATAACAATGCACTGCCGCTACGACCAGAAATATCCACTGACTGGGATGCAAATCGCCGACGCTCTTTTACGGATTCAACCAGAATATGCCAGACATAACCATTGATGGTGATAATGAGTTTGACACTATCGCCATTGGGTAACGGTTTGACTAATGGCTTTTGAGTGACATCGAGCAGCTTTGCACTAAAGGACCAGGCAAAACTATCAGCATCAAAATTTAATTTTATGTCAGCCAGGTCAATTGGCGTCAGGTCTTCCAATGTCACGCTGATAGTATGTTTCATGGCGTACGTCTCCCGAATGGGTATTTCATAAGTCTCACCGGATGGTGGTTCTGGTTCTGGGTCTGGACGTGGTGGATCAATCCAGGGGCTTTTACCTGGCGGTGGTCGGCGAGCTATTTCGATGATTGAACACAATTTTATTTCCTGCCAGGCTGCAGGCTGCCAATGGCTATCAAATTCATTACGAATAACACCGAGATTGTGTCCACTGGCCAGATAAGTCGTCTGTCCAAATGTCCAGGCATACTCCGGCTGCAGATCATAATTATGTTGCTCAAAGCTGAAGCTGGTATTAGGTGTGTAGCGATATTCCGGGGGTGGCTCCAGCCATACCAATCGAGTGAAATCAAATTGATGACGGCTGCTATCTTGCAAAAGCACCAGCCAACGATCGGGATACACCTTTGTCATCTGCTGATGCACGACTGCATTACGGATATTTCGTACCAGGGTTGATTCATTACGAGCACATAGGCTACGTTCAGTTCGAGTGCCCTGCTCCCGAACCAATTCAGTTTTGCCCCGCACAGCTGTGGCTTGCTCGATATCGATTTGTAATTGGCCATCCATCCGGATCGCCTGGTCGGTTTCGAGCACTGCTTTTATATTCGCCGGTACCGTCTGTTGCTGAACGCTGATCGCCTTATGATCATTGCGTGTGGCTTGGTCTCGGCTTAAGAGCGATTGAAGCCCAACACCTGCAGTGGCATCTTGCCAGCGTATTTCTGGGCGCGTAGTAATAAACCGCTGAACATTAACGTCATACTCTGCAAGGAGACCACCAACCATATCCTCAAGAGTTGCCCCAATCTCTGCAAAAAACCGAACATGTTCCGCCTGGATACATGCAGACAGGCCATCCAATACCGCAGTAATGGTTGCGAGCGTTTCATCCGGGGTTTCGACAGTAAAATCAAATACTGTTGTGGGAGAATATGATCCACTTACAAAATCGAAAGTATTGCCCGGCGTATAGTCCATTACCCGGTCCTAAATAGCCGTAGGTATAAGCGGCCCATGTGTAATTGGTTGAACCATCCTCTCAACCAACTCCCATTGCACATCGCCATCAATTAAAGTTGCACCAGCTGGTGATGATGGCCAAAGTGGCTCCGTCTCATCTGACGTACCGGCAACAATACATCGATAATAATAGGGAGTTGTTGAGGGATCATTGGGAAAACAAAATTCACCCAAAACATAGTCATTATCAGGAAGCCATTGATCACCATAATCCGGGAGAACGGTTAAAATTTGTGGCCCACGACGACTGGGTGGAACTTGAATGTTAAATGAAGTTTCTGTAGTTGATATTAAGCTTGTCAACTCCCCCGTAATGGCATGGTGACAATGTATTTTCCAATTCTCTGCAGCTAAGTTTTCGTCGATAACACCATTAATTTGTGTATACGTAAATTCATCTAACAGCGCCAAAACTTGTGCTGTTGAGAGACCTACTTCATACAATCTCACTTCGTCCAAAATACCATCGAACGGTAAATCGTTTAAGCTTATGCGGCCACTTAATCTTAAGTTATTGTTGTAAGTCCCTCTTACATAACCATCCTGAAAACCAATCAATTCACCATCTATATAGGCTCGAAAGCCATCATCATCTTCAATAAGACAGGCATGGTGGAACTTATCATCACAGTAATCGATTAAGGACCCTTCAGGAGTTCCAATTGAAACACCTGCCCCAGTGTTATTACGGGCAAAAAATTGAACGCGGTCATTAATAAATAACATCCCTCTATATGATGCTGAGTTTGGTACAGAAGTTTGTTGTTGCGACCAAAGCACTTCGATTGCGGACGGAAGCCCATCTCGCTTAAAGAATAGAGACATGCTTATATCATCAGACGGACCAGCATTAGTCTCCATTTTGGAATTAGGGACGCTATAAAATCGAATACCGTTGTTAAACCAACCTGGTACTTGATCGGCGTTAGTTTTTGTCCCGTTGAAACTTCCGACTTCATCTGTAACTGTATTGCCGACTATGGTTTCGAAATTCCAATAGGCCTTCAGACCAACTGTTGGGATAGCCACTATAAATTGCCCTCTGAAATTGTCCCGCCTAATACCCTCAAAACCCCTCCAGCCAATACATCCACGGTATTTAAAATAATTTCAGCACCAGATCCTGTTAAGCCACAGCCAAGATCCATCACAAATCCATCTTCAGAATCATATGCTCGTGCCCAGGTCACTTGGCCAGAATCATCTGCAGCAATATCATCCTGAATTTCATCAAATGTCAGCGTGCCATTCTCAACATCACCACAAGGGTCACTGAACATGCAGGTGGCTAAAAGCGTTTGATCGGTTATTGCTGCAGCAGTTGATGGCCGTGTGCCAGAATAGAATTCAATGAGGCCGCCATTTAATGCATTCGCTAAAAGCGACATTCTTGCGGTTCTGAGATTAGTTGATAAACCGATACCCATGACTCAGATCCTATGGTGTATCGATATCGCCGCGGATTTCGAGGCAGAAAGTATAGTTATCATCAGTGGCTTCACCTTGAGCGATAGATTGAATGATCCAGACAGGTGCATTTGCAGCGATGGTGTTAAACCTCAACACATTGCCACTTGACCAACCCGCACCCCAGCCTTCGCTTGGCAATGTGAAATAGGGCTGTGATGTATTAGGATTTATGGGCGATATATCCGAGCTGATTGAAACTGCAGACAAAATCTGACCGACATTCTCACCCACGACATTTACCGTGTTCGCACTGGTAAAAATTAATGCCCAGCGTTCTTGAATGGCACTCGCGTTGTCTACTTCAATGGGATATTGACCATTGTTATATTGACCGACGGTATCTGAGCCTATTCGCTGATCAGACCAAACGCCCGTCCAGGTTTGCTGATCAAATGGAACACTGGTTCGTGCAAACATGTCGCCATAAACGATCGCATTTGAGACTAAGGTTTCGCCCAATTCATAATCGTGAGTTAACGGCTGAGATAACCCAAGTCGACCAGTAATCTGAACATCTGTTAAAACAGCCATATCTTCAATACGATCAGTGATCGTTAATGGTTGAGACACGCCTGACAAATCAACCCAATCAATTAAGCCCGTATTGAGATCGACGGAATAACGATTGGCTTCCAGCTCTTGATTAGCACTGTCTCGGATTGAGAGTTTGGCAATTCTGATGCGCCCTAAATCGGTTTGTTGTCCATTAGTGAATGTACCAACAGTAGTCTGATCATTCAGTATTACGACTACATCACCAGGCGCATAAACAGGAATGCGTCCGTCTTGTGGCAGCCTGACCGGATTGAGGCCTAGGATAGTTGCATCGAGAGGTAAGAATGTTTGGCTTACTGCGTTGAAAAAGATAGTGTCAGCATAAACATGGCTGGGCCGGAAAATCATCCCATCTTCATCTACTGCAGATGGATCGAACCATTCCTCACCCTCATTACCTGCAGCAACCACCCATTCACCAAACCGAAGAAACACAACACCGGTTTCATAGGTAATTCGACCCACCATACCCGTGCCATTAATGTAACCCGTTTCATCTGCAGTGGCTGTGATTTGCCCGCCACCATCAATGGGGACGGCTCGTAATTGGAAGCTCTGGGGTCTAACTGGAGCACTTGGTATACGAAACACCATCGAAGCAACGGGTTCTTTACCAACCTGAGTAGTCAGTGAAAGTAAATCAATATCGTTTACGGATCCGGTGGCCCATGAGTTCAGAACAATATTACCGGTTGAGTAATCGATGGTACCGGCATAAGTGCCTGCACCCGTAACCGGGCTGATGTTGGCATACAGCTGCCCGTTTCGATCGATATAGGTATCACCACCAAATCTGAATCGAACACTGCCAGGAACGATTGCTTCGGCATAGCCATTACTCAAGTCCAATTCAATTGCACTTAACGTAATAGTTTCCGTCTCAGCTTGTGGCGAGTCTGTCAGTCGGTATCTGACGGTGACGCTTCCACTGCCATCCTGAGGGAAATACACAGGCCGATTATCATTAACAATGTGGCTAAGCTTTGACTCATAAAGTAATCTAGCCGTCCAAATAGTGGATGGCGGTATCTGATAGTATTCTTCCCCAACCACCACATTCTGATAAACCGGTATCGGTAGACCAATGGTGACATCAGGCTTAAATGTGATGATGCCATCAGCATAATCCACTACTGAACCCGCAATTCCTTGCAAAGCACCTGAACCGTTATCCTGCTTAATTTGGTTGCCGGTCACATTTTGCTGTAACAGGCCAATGGTGCTGCTTACTTCTTCAATATCACCGGTGACATTCCATGACACCTCAATGGAGTTAGGTACCAAATCGGCTACGTCGAGATCTAATACCAGTTCATCAGATGGATTTTTTAACGGTGCATTAAATGTCTGTGAAAAAGCATCGCCGTATTGATAATTGATTTCAAAATCCGTTCCGCCCAATGGCAAGGTATTGGGCCAAAACTCCAATTCACCGGTGGCATGGTTTATATAACCACTGCCATAACCACTTAATGATCCATCGCTTGCTGCGGTAATTGTTCTGTTGGTACCGTCACTCCATTCAATGGTAAGCGTGCCGGGTGCTACGCCTTGATGCTGCAATTGGTGTTTAATTGCAAAGGGATCGGGTGCGATATCTGACCGATTGAAATATCTGGCATCACGTCCCCAGGTAATAATGATTTCGCTATTAGCATCGGGTAATGCAGCAAATGTGACCGAGAGTGTTCCGGTGGCATAATTAACGTTGCCTGAACCGATCCCCGCTTCCTGTCCAGCGAGTCCACCACCACCGTTGTCATATAGGGTGTACCAGTTTCCCAGGGCACGATAACTGACCTGTATTGAACCGGGTTTAGGTGCCGGTGTGATGGTATGTGTCCAGACCAGCCCGCGGTTATCTTCAGTAACCGCCAACATGGCTGTATCTGCAATTTTTACCGGTGATGCGGCCGGTAAAAAGCTGATTGTTTTCGTTCCACTATAGGTAGGAGAGCTTGCCGCAAACGTTAAGGTACCATCCGCATAATTAATCACCCCTATTGTGTTGGCGCCAATTCGTAACTGACCACTATCATCGGTAATTGTGCCACCAGAAATAGTGATAGAGAGCGAGCCTGGTGTGCAGGGATTACCCAAATAAATAACGCTATTTGCTTGAAAGACCGAGCTGGTTGTAAAAGAAACATTTGCACTGGCCGAAGGCGTCAGAGTAGCGGTATACCCATTCGGATCCGCATCAGTGATAGCCAACTCTTGTGTTGAGCTGGGTATGACCTGCGAATAAACACTGTCTACTCGAAGGCTTAAGTCACCCACTTCTGCATCAATAGCGAGCGGACGTGCTGAAAAATACTTTGCAGCATTGGCAACAATCGTTTGTTTGATGGTGGCCGTTGGCGTAATCGTGTCATATCGTGTGACTTGAGCACCTACGAAATCAAAACTTAACGGCTGGGATATTTCAATCGTTAATATCCGTCTTCTGAATACCCCTTGTTGATCCGTAAAGGTTTGAACCTCTTCGTCCAATCTCACGATTTTGATGAATTGATTCTGGGTGTCATTGCTTTGGGTTAAATAGAGCACTTCCCCAATGCCTGGTATAGGGGACGTTTCAGACTGAAAAATCGTGATGACCTTGCTGTCTTTGTATTGCGTAGCCCATAAAAACCCGATGTAATCCGCGCCTTTCGCACGATAGTTTTCCACCCTGCTCTGGGCGACGGGACGGCGATCAAACCAATCCTGGGTATTAAATAGGTTGACACCAATTTTTTGATCACCAGGCAATTTGCTGATGATGACATGGGCACCAAAATATTTATCCTGTGTTTGTGTAAACACACCGGGAAAGACTTTACGCATATGCACAGCACCATAAACCCGGTCCAAAGTGCTGATATCTTCAAAAATATTGTTTGATTCGCCATCGATGATGACATTCCCTGTCATTCCACCACCGCCTTCCTCTACGTCGGCCATGGTGTCGGATTCGAAAATCTTAATATCTTGAGACTGAATGGGCATAAATGCTCCTAAACTTCTATTAGCCGTATAGTTACGCTATACCGGTCATCTGATTGAGGATTGGCAAAATCGGCGACTTGTCGACCTTGCACTGGGCTGCTATCACGCATAAACCGAACGTTGTAATCCGTTCCGTGATAATTCAGCGTCAGGTTTTCAGCTGCTGTTTGGGATAGCAGTCGCAACGATTCCAAGGTCGCCTTAGTAACCCATGCATAATCGTTTCCACCAACGAGGGTTATGGGCCGACCTTTTAGCTGTGCTGCCTCTTGAATGATCAATGCACCAGTTAAAGACTTATTGATGGTTTGTTCGACGGGAGACCAATCATATTCATCAACCCACAACAGATCAGATGGCAGCTCGATCGCATTAAGAAAAATACTCATCTGGTACGAGCTCCACTGGTACGCAAAATATCGATGACGTTTTCGGCTTCTGATTCGGGAGCAATAACAGTCGCTGTCTGTCCATCAGGTCCCGTAAATTGCAAATTAACAACACGGGCCGGTGCACTAGCTTGAGTATTGGTTGTTGATTGTGCTGATGGCGAGGATGCAGAGCCGGGCTGTTCACTTTGAGCCTGTGTTTCTTGCTCAGTTTTACGAATATTTTGCTGCTTAACTGAGTTAATCCGGCTGAGTAAATCTAACGATTTTTGATAGTTTGCTACAGCTTCTCGATTACCCTCAGCCTCTGCAGTATTTATTTTGTCTAAAATATCAAGGCGACGTTGCTCATATTGCAGCTGCTGTTGTTTTTGCTGATCGCCTTGCAGGCTGGCTAATTCACCCTCTAACCCAGCCAGTTCACTTCGGGCAGATCGTGTTTCGTTATTGATAGATTCAATACGGCTTTTAACTTCGGACAAGGCTGATTGGAGTTGGCTCAGTGATTGATTGTTAAGACGATCACCATTCTGAATGGCATCTTCAAGTTGTGTTTTGTATGACTGAAGTGATTGCTCGGATGTATTTACATCAGTGGTCACTTGGGTAACCGCTTTCGCCAGCCCTTGTGCCTCTCTGTTAGCGTTTAAATATTCCTTGGCGGTTGACTCTACCGCTTTGAAATACTTAACCAGGTGAGACATTCCATAGCCATAGGCCAGGTCAGATTTATTAACCTCATCCCTGGCAAGCTGCAATGCTTCGGCTTCTTCTTTTGCCGCCCCTGCGAGTTCTTGCCTTACAGCAACCACCCGGACAGCATTTTTTGATTCAGCATCGCCCTTTTCTTCAGACGCAGCGGCAGCTTCTCGCTCGGCTTCAGCTTGTTTTTTGGTGGTATCAATCAGTTCTTTTTTCTTGCGGTCGACTTCAGACATGACCTGCAAGTACTCTTCAGCACTGAGTTTTCCCTCCTGCCAGGCTAATGCTGCAGCATTGCCAACATCCTGAAGCTGAGAAATGGTTGAAGAGGTATTAATGTCGCCACCAAAGTCACTAATTAATGCTTTGGCTGCCTGTAATCGTTTATCGAGTGATTCCGCCGCTATCTCGATATCTGCAAATGAGTTTTTCAGATCCGCTGAGGAAAGACGTCCTTCTTTCCCTAATTCAGTAATTCTGTTTTTAAGCTCGGTTACACCTTTTGTTGTTTCAATGGCATTTAAAGCAGAGACGAATGAGGCGCGGAGCTCTTCAGAAGTGGTCGCTGATCGAGAGGATAACGTATCAAACAATTGGATCGCGTCGGCCCCAGCTTGACTAAGTCCACTGCGGAATATTTCGGTATCAACATTTAACCTTCTGAACACTTCTCCTAATAGTGCACTTTCCATATCCACTGCTTTGAGCGGTTCGATATAACCATCTTCAACAGCTTTATCAAATCCAGATACAAGATCATTAAGTGAATTAGCTGATAATCCCTCCAGTGATTTTGATAACCCATCCGTACTGTTAGCCATACTATCGAGCTGAGTGGCAGCTTCTTTAGCCGCTTGAGCGTTGGCTAATAAGGCTTGAGCTTGAGCGTCGATATCGGCATCAATGCCTTCTAATTCAGACTGATATTCACGTTCCGCTTCAGCCAATTCATCGACGGCTTCGGTAGCACGCTCAAAAGTTCTGTTTTGTTCATCCCAAACGATCAAACCATCTTCAACGGCCTGGCGTAAATCATGTGATGTTTTGACCGTTACACCTAGCTTTTCAGAAAGCTCTTCATAAATTTTGGCTGTTTCAGCCTGATATTTGGTTACTTCAGCCTGCCTTACAGATAATGCCGAGTTGGCTTCGTGCAGATCCCAAACCTTTCCCGCAACATAGCCAATTCCAACGGCAATTGCACCCCAACCGGTTCGCACTAATGCAGCTGTGAGTGCTTTTGTTGATGCAGCTGCAGCTGTTGCAGCTGTGGCCATGCCATAAAAGTTTTGAATCATAGCGCCAAACTTAAGCGCAATAAAAACTTTGCCTAAAGCTATTAACTCAGAGCTCAGACTAACGGTGAGGGATACGAATTGTTTAACCGCCTGACCAGCTTGGACAATACGATCGGATATATCTTTTGCATATTGTTGAAGACGCCCATCCTGGGCCATTTCTTTTATCTGATCACGTAGATCTCGTAATTCGTTTTTGAAATATTCCAATGCACCTTGCTCGGATATTTCATTGAGGAATGCTACGAATTCATCTTTTAAGTTTGAGACTAAACCACGGGTATCTTCCATCTGTTTGGAAGCAGCTCCCAACGATGAACTTCCAATTTCATTTATTAATGCTCGAATTGCATCACGGCCAAGTTCACCATTTCGGCTCATGTCTTCTATTTGATCAGAAGTAATGCCTAATGCTTTACTCAAAAGGTCATATACAGGAACGCCGCGCTCAACAAGCTGCAAGGTTTCTTCCGCTTGCAGTTTTTGTTTTGCCCAGGCTTGGCCAACAGCGATAATGATGCCGTTGAGTCGTTCCTGCCCCCCGCCAAGCTTCTCGTTCTGATCAACAAGCGCCTGCAGCGTCCCATCCATCGGATCAAGGCCAAAGGCTTTCAAGCGGGTGAAAGCATTAGCCACATCATCCAGTTGAGCAGGGGTGTTTTTAGTGAATTCTTTAATCCACTCAAGTGCTTCATCAGCGGCTTCTGAGCTACCGGTTAATGCTTCTAATTGAGTATTAAGAGATTCAAACCGAGAACCGGTTGTTAGTACTGACGTTAAACCTTGTTTAAGTTTCGCCAGGCCAAAACCCGCCGCAATAAATGCAATGAGTCGCTTGGTAAGGCCTGATAAGGCACCGGAAAGTGTTTCTGATTGGCGACCTGTTGCTTCAGCTGTATCGCCAAGGTCTTCTACGGGCGCTTTGGCTTCACGGCTTCGATCGCCAAAATTGCGCACGGCATTGCCAACCTTGGCCATTACGCCACTGGCTGCATCGCGTGCTCTGAGTAAGATTTCAACTACTTTATTTGCCATGTGCAGTCCAAAAAAAAAGCCACGGCTGAGAGAGGAACCGTGGCTTTTAGTGGTGCGATGCCTTTTATCGATCAGGCATCAGTATTCTGGTTTTACACAAGCAAATCAGGGGTGAATCAGGTTTAAATAGCGCCATCCCATTGTTTTAAAATTTCACGCAGCACTTCAATTCGCTGCAATAGCAGCTCTCGATCTTTCATCATTCCCTCTGCAGTGCTAAAGGTTGACCTTGGATCTTGCGTTTTAAGCAAATTTTCCAGCCTGGTTAATAATCCATAAAGTTCAGCTTTAGTGGGTTTATCCGGAGGATCTTCAAGCGTAGGATCATTTGGTTGGATGTAGTTGATTACAAGGTTATCCGGGTGATCAGGTTTGTCATACCAGATCAACCCAACCGAGCGATTTTGTTGATCACAAATGCTTGGTTGGATTAATTCCGTATTCTCAGATTCAACTTGACGACATGATGTAGTGACTGAGTAATGAACGAAGTTCGCCTGATGCCATTTACGGCCATCTTCTGAGTACCAAACAGGGTCATCCCACGTGAGATGACCCATATCTGGAAACTCTGCCCCCCAAACTAAAAAAGGTGTTGCCAATAGTATTAATAACGTTTGCATACATAACCTCATAAAGATGAATTTTGGCGACGTTCAAACAGCATTACCTTGAGTTTTAATTGGTGTTTCTTTTTATAACCGGCATAGCCTGTCTGGAGATCGTCAGGCATGGAATATCGCCCCTGGCGAACAGGAGCAGAGTTTTCAAACTCTAAAAAATACCCCTCATAAAAGTCATCCAAATCCCGACAGATACACGGAATCATTACTTTATGGCCATTATTTTCAGCGATGACTGATACGATTAAACTCATAAAAAATCCCGCCATCCTTGGCAGGAATACCATTAACTAGTTGTTAAGCCATAATCCACGGTATAAGGCGCATTTTTACCCTGTAACGTATTCATCGTGCCGCTCATCTCCAGCAGAACAAATTCATCGGACATGAAATCAACTTCAGATTCAGCTGCCACTACTGCCTCATCAACGGTAATTGAAAGCTCTTTACCATCGGCAAGGTTACGTCCATCCAAGATGAATTCACCACGCACTTCTGGCCGTGTTGAACCATTGATTCGGCTCCCGGCAATAGGTCCGTGGTCATAATCCAGAGTGACCACCTCACCTTCAGTAATAGCACCACTACTAAGCGCCAAAATCAGGCCCAGTGAATAGTTGATTTCGTAGTCTGTGCCTTCTTCAAACACCGTTACTTCATCCGCGCCGGTGACCACTACACTTTCGGCTGTAATGTTTTTATGATCCAACTTCACAAACCGATCACCTTTAGTGGTGACTTCTTCATCCGTGACGCTTCCTGCCGTGACATCGATAGTTTCCAAGTCACCCATCAGTGCAATAGCCAGCGACTCACCATCAACTTCACCGATTGAGATACCCAGCACCGTAGGCTGTGGTAAGACGACCGTATCGGTAACCTGTCCATATTTACCTTTATCTTTTGAGCGGTTTTCCAGCCGTTCAGATGCTGGTTGAATACTAAAGCGTGTCACACCAGGGACTCTCACAATGCCCTGTGCAACCCCGTTAACTTTTCGATTGAGGTACAAAGTGCCCTCTGCGATTAACCCTGCCATGATGCTGACTCCTATTTAAATTAAACAATGTTTCCGCTGTTGATTAAGCAGCCGATTTATCAATGATTCCGCGTTTTTGAAGCCATGAAACTTGCCGGGATGTAACCTTGATTTTATCGCCCGGTTCTTTGTCTTCACCGGCATGCTTGTGGTGTTTCACCAAGGTGACTTCTACCTTTTCAGGTTTTGTAGTGGTTTTTGTAGCCATGAAAATGCCTCTTTATTGCCAGGAAATAACAACAGCCGTGCGGCTGCCGACCATGGGGCGGAAGATATCGCCATCTGGTTCGGCCCGCCCCGGCCGGACACGGATCTTCTTGCCGTCAATTCGCTGATCACCGGCACCAAAACGATTAATGGCTGTGATAACACGGCCTTCCAGATCGGCAAGTTTTTGATAACCAATCATTGGATCGACCGCTTCATCATCCACTTCCCAACACTCAACCCAGATCGTCAGCTCATTAACTGAGCCAGGTTCATTGGTTTTGGGTTGGGATGGGCCACGAATAAGTCGAACTTCTGGTTCGGTCGGTACCGGTACCAATGCACCTGCCCGAATACCTATGCCAGAAAGATTTTCATCAGTTTTTAACGCTGCGAGCATGGCAGTCATAACTAAAAACCAGTTCATAAGCCCGCCTCAGCCAAAATTTTCCCGGCGGCAGTTGAGACCAACGCATTTAACCGATTTTGAGGGAAGCCGCTGTCTGCAATCTTTTGCACAAAAGGTTGTTTTGGTGTGCCACGCTGCAAAATCTTGCGTTGAATCGCAAAGGTCAGATCTTCTATTGACCAGTTTGGGTTACGTGGCTGAATACCTTTTCGCTTAACCCAGGCCAATAAATCCATGAATGGTGCAAAACCGCCGCCACGTGTGCCTTCATGAACGTATTCAGCATAGTCCGTGTGAGGCGCAATCAGCCATTGCATTTCTTCCAGTTTTTCTGGATAAAAACTATTCCGTAACTGTCCAAATGCCGTTGGAAATTCGCTGTCGGTGCGGATCTTGTCGCTGGTCTCAATCGCAGCCCTTTGCACGGCCTGATCGATCCGTTGAGGCGCGATGCTGGCCGCTTTCATAAGTGCCTGGGCGGCGGCTCTGGCTTGAACCTCAATCGTAAAGCTGCTCATCGCATCCGCTCCAGTTGACTGTTCAATGCAGTCAGGGCAGCGCTTGGAGTCATGTTTGAATTCACTGCACCCATGCTTCGCTGAAGTGATACGGGTTCAGTAACACCTGAAGCCACCAATTCTGTCATGGCTTCAATAAGTGCCAACAGCAAAAACAAATCTTGATCCGCTGGACGTATAGTGCTCTCAGCCTCTTCGTCACTAAGGCGATGCAATGCTAGATAAAACAATGGATATTCAGTGCCAAAGCAGCTGATTTGTTCGATAGTGGGGGCTGGATGCAGATTGATCATCTGCTGCCCATCCAGTTCAAACTGCCCTATTTTTGGCAGCGGTCCGTATCCCGGCTGCCAGGGTTGTAGTTTTTGCACACCCCATCGACTGATGGTTGGTGCCAACATGTCGTTTGGCGCTGGATAGTTTGCAACACCCGCTTGCAGACTCAAATGAGCAACCAAGGTGCGCCGGCGAATTTTGGAAAACCCCGGCAAGGCCTTATCAAAATGCCGTTTCAAATCAGCATCGTCGGCCGCTGCAAACTTCTTCGCAGACGCGCCTAATCCTGCCTTATGGCTGGTCAGTAATGCAGTGAGCGTTAAGCCGTTCAAATTAAGCCCGCCTTTAGAGCTGCAAAACCCAATCCTAAAGTGGCGGTTACCAATACCCATACGAGGCGTTCGGAATTCCCAATTCTGGTGTTGTTCACACCGGCATTGTTTTCTAGGCTTCTTACCCGTTTTTCAAGATCATCAGTTTCTATGGCCACTCTGTTAACCAGTTCACTGATTGAGTTAAATTTTCCATCCAGACGCACCAGTTCGACCAGTGCTGTCGATATCTCTTTAATATCACTGCGGATAGCCTTGAATTGGTCGCTCATCTCTTGCCGAATCCGGTTAAGATCTTCACTCACTTAGCCACTCCCTTTGCTTTTTCATAAGTTCGCATACCGCCATACCCTACAAACCCTGTTGTGAAGGTCCACCAAAGCTCTTCTGGAATAGCTTTAAATCCCGCGCTGACATTTTCATAAAACTGTTGCATCTCCACAGGGAAAAACACCCCCACAAACGGTGCAATAATTACCAACGAAATCAAGATGAAATAAAACACATACAAAAATGACGGCCGTGCACGGCTGGTCCATGGATCTGCTGAATTGGCCTCAGCCATAATGGCCGCCATACGGGTTTCCAGCTCGGCCATTTCGCCACGTTGTTGCATGGCCAGCAGCTCCTGCTGGGCTTTGGCCTTGGCTTCTGGATCTGGAATGAGTTTGTCGATCAGCTTGCCGCCGATATCCAACAAACTGCCTGCTACGAGGTTAAACATAGTTGTGCCTCCGTTAGCAGTGAATAGCTGAAATACGCGCCATACTGATTTACCGAGACAGCGGCCAGCGCCATCAGCAAGTCAAAATCAAGTGGCGATGGAATAACCTGGCATCCAGCAGACCACTTGCCGACTATTGATGACGGCATGTTTTCATTCGCTCGGTGCAAGTTGATACCAAATAATCCGGTGTCGGTTGGTACGTTTTCGGTATCCAGTGTTTTATCTTGGTTGCTGTCGCGATAGACAGTCATTTCTTTGCACTGCACTAACGCTTTGTATTTACCCTGGTGAGTGCCTATACGCCAGCATCCAGGATAATGACCAGGTACCAGCACGGCGGTACCCAATGTATTAATCGGGTTTTCTCGGTAATGCTCGCCTGGGTCGGTGGTAAAGCTGAAAAAATGCAAATGCCAGCGGCCGGCAACCATATACAAAATCAGTAACGCATCATTAAAACGATTTGAATCGTGGTCGGCAGCACGTACACCGACCAGATTCAAGTTGTAATCGCCCTGATAAACCGGATAGCCCATACCTTCCATGATGGTGATCAGGGCTTCGGGGGTTAGCCTGGTTAAACTAGCCAACACTTGGCTCACCATTAGCCACATGCATTAAGGGAACATCAATAATGTTATTTAAGATGTACTGGTCGACAGTAGTTACTTTCGAACCATTGATCTTGTGTAGTTTTTGATATTTTTCAAAACCTGATAGATCGGGATCACTCATAATTTCGGCACGACGCAACAGCTCTTCATTTGCTGCTTTCAGCAACGTTGAGCGGTTTTGCTGCATGCCTTCAATGATCTGCACTTGTTCCAAATCTGCATTACTCAGCAAATGTAATTTGGTGGTAACTTCTTTAACCGAACCAGTCAGCAGCGTTTTAATGGCCGCATTTGGATCGACTTCAATTGGTTTTTCAGCTGGTTTAGCACCTGGTTTTAAATGCGCCGGTAAATCACGCGCATGAAAATAGCGTACTTCACCTGGTGGAATCATTCGGCCGGCGACAGGCTTGGGAAACTTACCGGTATTTTCAATGGGAATTAAATCTTGCATGGCTCACCTCAATAGAAGTGTCCCGCCCTGCCATCAGGGCGGGACGGGTTTATCTAGCCTGCTTCCCGTGCAACACGCGCGGTATTACTGAACAATACCAACGAGCTATAAGCTCGTTTGAGCGGCGTTGGGGTATGCAACACAATGAATTGGTCGCCGTAGGCTTCTTTTTTGCCTGTGAAGCGGCCATTTTCATCACGTTGATTTTCCAGCTCACCCATAGCCCAAGGTTTCATCATGCGCATGCGGGTAACCCCACGCTCACCAATGACCACACGCTGGTCGCCCATATGTAGGCCAGGGGCCGAGGTTTTGTAGTTAGGCACATCTTTAACGCGGCCCAGATTACCGTTGGCACTTAAATCCGTACCATTCCGAGCATTGTTGGCGCCAAACTGTTTAGCCCGTTCGACGCTATTCATAGTGGTACCTGACATGAGACCAAAGTTCGCCTGGTGGAAACGATTGTCTTCAATTTCAGATTTACGTAAGCCGTAGCGATATAAGAAACCATCCCAATGCACATCAGCCTCAGCACTACCCATATCAGTATCAAAGGCAAAGCTGTTGGTTGCACGGCTGTAGCTGGCGCGAATAGTGTGCGCATCGGCCGGGGTGACGATTGCACCAGCCTGGTCGACCAACATCAATTCGCCCATGTTGAAGTCCAGCGAGTAGTAAGTGCCGGCATCTTGTTCACCGGTACCGTCGAATTCACTGATTGCGGTAAAGCCTGATCCAGAGTTGTATTCAATAACTACTGGGTTAGTGGTATTGCCGACTTGCGCGCCCTTCAGATCAAAGATTTGGCGCGGACGTACGACGGGGAAATGTGCCAGCACAAACACGTTATTAGTGCCATCAACATCAGTGTCGATAACTTCCTGATTGATGGGAATCGCGCCAAACTCATCCGAGCTTTGCAGAATCTCATTAAAGATCAGCTGCTCAGTATCTTCACCAACGATCCGGGCGGCGTTATTGACGTTTTCCATAACCGCTTCATAGTTCAGGATGCCGCTACCAGTCAGGTAACGCAGTTCATCAGAAACTTCAAAAGCAATTTTTTGTGGGATGGGATACGCATTATCAGACGTTTGAATAATGCCACCTCGACGAATGCCTTGTCCTTCATAACGACGGGTATCACCACGACCTGCAGCCGAATCATCACGATAGCTGTACGGAATCATGGCTGAAGCGGCAAATGGCAATGTGCCGGCATCAACAAACTGTAAACCAACGAGGTTATATAGCGCCTCACGGATAACAGTACGTTCAAAAATGGCCGGTACTTTAACGTCTGAAACGCTACCTGCACCGCCCGCCAGCATTTTGTGTTCTTCACGCAGCTGTGCCGCGTGTTCGTGATCATATTGTGCCAGTGCTTTCTCGGCTAACGTTTTGTTTTCGGTCTGCAGCTCACCACCGGTATTACTGAAGCGTTTTACTTTAGATTTGGTGGAAATACCCAAACGTTGATCAACCGTTTCCTGCAGGGCTTTTACACTGTTGCTGTCATCGACAGTGATGTGAGCATTGCCAGCGACTTGATAACCCATGCTGGCCAATTGTGTGCTAACGGCCATATCGGCGGCCAAGCTCAATTGGTTTTCAGCAAGTCGTGTAATTTGATCAGCCGACATTTCAGCATTGATCAATTCGCGAGCACTGCTGAGTTTTTTCTGTGCTGGTTCAGATAAAGCTTTATATGATTCGTTTTCTGCCAGCTTTTTATCAAACAATGCCTGGTTATCACTCAGTTTTTTGGCAGTAGCTGAATCAGCTTCCTGCTGAGTTTTGGCAGCATCTGACAAGATGCGTTTAACATCATCTTCAGATAATGTTTTGGCCGCTGGATTAGCTGGGTCTGGGGTCACGACAGGTGTGGCAGGGGTCGGCATTTGAATGCTAAGCGTGACAACTCTATCGCCAATTTGCTCAGCCAACTGCTTGCCAGTAGCTTCAAATGATTCCTGAAGCGCTTTAAGTGCCACTTCATCATCACCCAGCGGTTTAGCGGCTGTTTGAAAGGCTTCAGAAAGTTGTTTTTGTACGTCTTCTGATAACTTCAATGCGGCCAATGACGCCAATAATGCTTTTAAAATTTTGTTCATGTTCAGATCCTCATTCAATAATCGGGAGATACGGTCTGATACCAGCGTCATCGGTGCGCCATCCAGCGCCTCTTCGGATAATTGCACACGATCAAGGTGCTTAATGACGGGTCTCGGGGTTAAGCCTGCCCCCAGTAGGGTCGGGCCATGTGCTTTGCGATGTTCATTGTCGATAAAGTTTTCATCGAACTCTGCAGAAACGTAAACGTGCCCTTTTTTTCTGATAGCTTCGATGCCGTATTCGGTCAGCTCGACCTCACCACGTAGCTTGTTTCCATCCAAAAAAAGCCGTTTGAAAAAGCCAGCAGCACCTAGGTGCGGCATGTGTCCAACGTCCAGCACGATATCCTGGCCAAAAACACCAGCAGCGAAGTTACTAACCATGCTGAGCAGCATTTCTTTGGTGATATCAAAGTTGCCATAGCGTGGATCAAAAAAATTGCCAGTACGGGTAACAGTGACAACCGTCGAGGTTTTATCCTCTGCAAGGAACCGGGCATCCACCCGATCGGAAATAAAACGAATCTTGCGTGGTTCGTTATCGCTTAATCTAAAAATGCGTGGTTTCTGCATACCTATCGTCCATAAAAAAAGCCTGACAAACCGAGGGGCTCGGTCTGCCAGGCTTTTCGCTTCAGGGCGTTATACCTTCTAGCGGTATGCAGTTTCTAATATTGGGTCAAGCAAAACAGGGGGGAATTAGGCTTACACGCCTAGTTAAAAAATTAGCCCCATCATGTTACAACCCTTCATTGGTGATGAATGAAAAATCCTATCAACTTTCGGGTTTAGGATTTGACAGCTGTTTATATAGTGGGGCAACAAATCTAGGCAAACAAGCAGAGCTGGTCAAACGGAGTAGATGCTCCCGCCAAAAAGGCCAAACGTTATGAACAACGTTAAATTTAAAAAATTCTTGAACAGCCTCATCTCTTAAACCTTTTTCAACTTCATAAACCGCGATAAATTCAGCAATCACCTCGGCCATGACAGTTTCTGATTCGTCGGAAATATATCGGGCTCCAAACTCAACTTTTACCCGAGCAAGATCAACCTTAACAGAAGGTTCGCTTGACTCCATTACTTGAGCTGAAACACTAAATCGCGTCTGCTGAGAAATATCTTCAGCATTCGACTTATCGTCAAAATCATCATCCCTAACCAGAGAGCCTGCATTAAACCTAATATCAATAAGTTCGACACATTTAATAGCTTCTTGAATAAGCTCCTGATTCATTATGAAGCCTTTTGATATTTAGTCTGTGGCACAAGTGTCCGAAGATGACCTTTAGGTTTATAATTCACCTGCACAGATTCAGAATTAATCCGTACTTTAGACCTAGGCAAACCTTGTCCCTCTATAACTGTTATATAAGGTCTTTTATTTATAATTGTTAAGTCATCTACTACAGATCTCATAGTCGCAACTTCTCTAAAAAGACCATTATATTTAAGGCAAAGTCTTATCAAGGTATCCATGGCTTGACTTTGAGTCACCTCACCACGCTCATACTTTGAAAAAGCATTTTTACCACCACCAAAAATACTTGCAGCCAAATCTTGGTTTATCCCCAAAGCATCTCTTGCATTACGTATTTCCTGCGGAGTAAGAAGCCCGTCACTTTCACATTTAGCTTTTTTGAACGCTTGATCATTTTGCTTTATTTGATCTGTACTAATAAATTCATATCCACAGTTAGCGCATAAGCTGTAACGCATGGAGTATGACAAAGTTTTATCTTTATAATTTACCGTCGCAGTATCAGTTAAAACATCCACACTGCCCTGATTGCAACGGACACATTGAATGCTCATCTTTTTCTCCTTAATTGTTTACTTTCTCTGCAAATGAAACGAACAAAGCTGTATACAAATTTGATTGTTTTGTATTAAAAGCTTTATGTAAAGCTCGTCTTCATGCTGATTACTACCTGCTAGTTGGTAGCGTGTTTTGTAAACATCTTGTCTTTCCCCATCATAATTCACCGTATGACAAAAATCGTTAACTAATAAGCTACATAGACAATTTAGAACATCATTTAATTCATAATTTAAATTCTGAATATCCAGCTGAACCCTTCTACCGGCATACTGAATATGCCCTTGGCTTGCTAGTTGTCGTACTGTTTCTAAGTCATAAAAGGGTTCAGACACATTAACACCTAACCATTATGGTTACAAAAGATAATACAAGAATTCTGCAATTTGTTCTCATTTTTTACCAATTTCGTTCAGATTTCTCTCATCCCGACTGTAATAAGTTAGGCGGTAATAATCATAGCATGTAGCTATATACGATAAATAAAAGGCAATTCTACCCAGTTTTTACATTGACATTTAGCTCGAATACTATCAGCCAACACTTTTAACACGCGACTTTTAACTACATCTCCATCAAAAATCATTTTTCCGCAGTATGGACAACGTATGGTTTCACGATCCTGCTTTTTGGGTAAATTACTGATTGCTTGCATTAAAGGTTTTCTCCATCAGGAAAATAATCACTGATATCGATTTCAGGGTCATTAGTTTGGATGGCATTTTCCAGCTTATTAATAAAACGGTCTTCAACCATCAGTGTTTCTTCAAACCCAGAAAAGAACGGATAAAAACCAAACTTATCGTAAAACCGGTCTAATACGTCATCCAACTTAGCTTGTTGCTTTTCATTACTCATTGCTGACGATCTCCCGGTAACGCTGTGTAGTAGCAGGCATAAGCCTGTCCATTAGTTTAGCCCAAAAAGGTTCTTGCCCCCCAATCAGCGTAGTGAAGTTTGCAAAAACTTCGGTGTATTGATTCTCTTTAAATTGTTTGTAGTAGGAGTTTTGGTGCCCGCCAAGTCCCCAACCGCTAAACCCAGCAAGCCTATTTTTTGATGCCGAACCCAGTAAATCGGAAAAATGTCCCACGAGCCCTTTACCATGCACCTTTCGACGATATCCGCTTATATTGGTGTCATCGGGAATCAGATTTATCATTAACTGATATACATCGCGTCGCTCGATTGCGGTAATAATTCTCGCCAGGCGGACATCACCTTCAGCCGTTCCTAGTGGCAGTATGAAATCCTTGTCCATCGCATCTTCGATTTCATTTAGCGTAAAACCAACCTTACGTGCCATTTGATCAATCTCATTACGCCGAGATTGTGGATCGGTGAGATCCCCTAATCGGACAGATACATTTTCAATAGCAACACGATTGTCATTAAACCTTTCACGCTGTTTTGTACTGGCACGACCTAAACCCGCCAAATTAGTCAAAGAGCGAGTTTCACTACGCATCGGACCACTAAAATCGTCCATTGATGATCGAAATCTTACTGGAAGACCTTGCTTACGAGCGATTTCATTATCCAAATAGTGCCCGTATTCATGTCGCCAAGTCCCCTGGGCCCGTCGTTGGTCGGTGGTATAGGTTTCAGACATTGATATTTGTTGTCGGCCGGAAACGTAATAAGCCCCGCCTCTCACAATATTTACACCGCCAAAATTGGCATCGTGACGCTCAATAGCTTTATGCACTACAGATTTTTGGGCAAATGAAGCTATATGCCAGGGAGTCTGACTAGCGTTATCAACCCACGGTCCAGAACTAGTTGATGAATTTGGTACCGATGTCACCGGTGTACTGTTTCCACCAATTTTAGGAATATCGATGCCCTGTTTTTCGAGCCTTGCCTTCAGCACATACCAGGGCGTTGCAATCATATTTTGTTGCAAAAACCCCTCTTTAAGCATCCAGGCCTTGCGGACACCGAGAATCTGTATCTGACGGCTATCACTTTGGGATTTTAGCCAATCCAATCGCTCAACTTTATTTTCTCGATCCTCTACCGTTATTTCATCACGCCAAACAATTTCTTCATAACTTAATGTATTGGGATGGGCTGGCAGTGGGCTTTTACCGAAGGGGTAAACACCTGGACCAAGCCCATACAGATTCGCCCGTGCGTGCATATCGCAGATATCTACTTCTGGATGGTTGGGTGAAAGTAAAAACCTAGTACCTATCGCATCCGGGTGAGATTCGGCTGTATTACGATAGGCCTCAATATGGGATCGATTAATTTCGGTACGGAAAACCCGAAGTGCATTACTGTAGGGGTTGCCCTCTGCAGTCAAGAGTGCCGCAGATGCCTTACGGCTAACAGCACTTGCATTGGCCGCTCGTATATTTTGAGAAACAGAAGAAGGAACACCTTCACCGCGGCTGAGAAATTCACGTGCTGCCTGAGCTGCTGAATGGCCTTGAATAATGGCTGTTTGAATATTATCACCCACGACTCGCTTGGCATGATTATCAAGACGCCAGAGTCGATCTGAAAGCTGCAGGCCATCAGCATCCATGAATCTTTTTGCCTGGGCAACGGCATCATTGGCAATACGAGTAAGAGTGCTATTTAACTCACTGGCAACTTGCTGAAAAGGTGTGGTAGCCAGTACTGCAGTTTCCAGCATTTTTTCATCGAGAAGCTGATTACGCATTGCGGAGAGTTGATCTATCTGAGCTTCAGTTTGCCCCAACAACTCACGCATGACATCTAACCTCAACGTTCCGTCTCGATCTGCATAACTATTAACAATTTCACCAATCTGATATGCAGAGCGGCGGTAAAGCTCGGTCAATTCATCTAACGCCTGCCGGTCCAGTCGATTCGCACCCGCTCTGACGGCGGTGGATGCTCTCTTTATGCTGGATTTTATCTGCGTTCGGCGATTATCAGCCATTATTTATGCTCGTGGCGGATTCACCCTTGGGCGCGTTATTAGGTGTAATCCTAACGTTAGGGCCATCAGGATTGGCTGCGCTCTCTGGATAAGGATCATCACTCTCCGCCTCAGCTTTTATCTGTGCCAACACTTCTGAGGAATTCATGCCAGCCACATCCCAGACTAATTCTCGCGGCACACCCAAAGCTTGATGTTTGAGTGCCAGATCGGCACGTTGATTTGGCGTATCGGTGCGACGCTCACTGAATACCACACTGAATTCATAACTTTGCGGGTTAATCCCCTGCAGCAACAGGTCAATTTTGAAAGAGCTTTCATAAACGGAGGCCTGAACATCCTGCATCGAGTCAATTTCATCAAAATAATCACGCTTAAGATCTTCGAGAATGTCACGACTCAGATCGCCGGTATAACCAAACAGGCCTTTTGGTGCAGGTGAACCTGCATAGAAGGTATCGAGCAAATAATTTACGTCAGCGATTTGGTCAAGGCTGGCATCACCTTGAATCGGCGCAACACTGCCCTCTTTGTTGAGATAATAATCAGTTGTTATTTGACCTTGCTCAGCTTCGACTTTTGCCTGGTAATCATTGAGCTCTTCTTCAGTAGCCCCCTTTAAGATATGTGCTAATCGAAGAGGTGCGCGAAGATGCCGACGAATCACCAGGTCTTTTTCGGTCATGACCAGCTTTTGCCAAACTTCACGGTTGGCGTCGAGATAAGGCCTTCCAAGCGCACCGTTATCATCGAAGCTGTCTGGAGTAAGTCTGGCAAGTTGCAGTTGCCAAAGTGCAAAAGTGGCAATCACTGTTCCGGTGGTTAGGTCGATTTGATTGTAAGCTTTTTGTGTATCATGGAATTGGCCATTAGTCTGGACCAACGGTAAAACCGTCTCAGCTGGCATCCGAATCAATCCAGATACTCGCCCTTGTTTATCCAGTACCAGCTGCAGCGGTAAATTTCCTTCCATAGCAAGACCTCGTGCATCCGAGAGCAGCTTTTGGTGATTTTTTAGCTGTGTTCGTTGCTCAAATGTCTTCCAGGCATTGATGATCCGTTTGTTTTTACTAGCGGTTTTGAGTTTAAGGCCACCTTTCACTGCTGTAGCGGCCATGCGCTTATGAAGCTTTTTGACCCTGCCATCGCGACGATCCATTTCACGGATATCCATGATCGATTGTCTAAGGTCAGGATCCACCCATAATTGTCGATAAACATATTTAAGGCTGTTTTCTGGAGTTGCCCTGGTACCGATTTCCGAGGTTTGCTTGTTTTCACCAGGTAATTGTGTGATGTCGACTTGAGCCGGTGAATTTTGACGGCTGAAGTGGTCTTTGAGTCTTTGAATAAGTGACATATCAATTCATCCCTATGGCATGAGGCATGTTGCCGAGTAGTTGATCATATGATTGAGTTCGGGTTGCGATGACCGTCTTCACGTCTGTAGCACCACGGGTAGTGATCGCCCAAACACCGGCCATGGCAGCATCGAAAAGGTCATCGCCAAGTTTGCTGTTGGCCCGTTTATAACTGGCATAACTGGTTTTGGTTTTGACTGGAACGATATTGGGCAACTGCCGGATAAAATCCTGCATATCAAGCAGCTCAGCCGGGACATTCATATCATCGAAATACGGAATAGCAGCCTGGTTATTGTGAAATACGCTTCGTAACTGCTGTGCCATGGCATGTTTGGTCATGCCTTCAAATCGCAGCGGTGCAAACGGCCAATGTGACCAGGTGCTGGCAGTACTGTCACCGTCACCTATACTACGACGGTCGATATCCGTAAGGCCTTCGCCATACAGCTCATCATTCAATTGCGTAAGCATGCCAACACCATAGGCATCGCCAATGGCATAATCCGGGTCAAAGTAACGCCATAAACCAATCAGATCACGCTTCACCACATTATCATCAGCCCCGGCCGGCCATGTTTTAACGAAAGGAAATGTGACGAAATTGCCAATCTGCTCAACCACCACCAAAGCGTGTTTGGATGAATGTGGATCCTCACCATGGCCACCGGCATCGTAACCAAATGCCAGCAGACCATTTTTTTTACGCTTAATGCCAGGTAAAGGTTCGGCATGTTGAAGATTGGCTGCCAAACCCACGGTAAGTGCCCGGCGAATATGCTTTTCCCATATCAAATTACGAGCAGTGACATTTTTGCAGAGCAGCTGCCGAAGATATTCATCGGGCGCCAATTGAGAGCGCATCTGCATGATGAATGATTCGTTGAGAATGCCCATTTCAATACCAAGGTAGGCATTAATGATCGTCAAAACGTGATAATGCCCTGCTGCAATCAAATCACTGAGCGTATCTGCACCCTTTAAAACACCAGTAATACGAATCTTGGGCTCATTCACAGAATCTTTACTGGCTCCTAACCGACGGGTTGCACCCATGGTGAGTAAAAAGCGTGAATTCAGACGGTCTGCAGGACAATCATCAACCTCTTCAATACTACCGACTGTCATGTCGGCACCATCAATTTGCGCCATGATGCCGTATGCTTGGGCAACACTACGATTCGCAAGTTGAAATTTGGTATCGGACATTTGCTTTCTACCTGACTTGAACATCAGATAGTTGTCTAAGATTTGCGAACGACGGATGGCATCCAGGTGATAATTCAGGTTAATGATGGATTGTGCTTCTCGAGGGGCAACAATACCCAACTCCTGATCGGCATGAGTGGCTATATATTTGAGGTTGTGAAGCTCTTTTACAGCGGTTTTACCTGTACGCCTGCAGGAGTAATCAATCGTATTGGCATACTGATCCATTTCGATACATTTGAGTACTTGAGCAGCATCTAATTCGACGTTGTGAACGTGTTTATGCCACAGAGCATGATCATCAGCGAACCTCATTATTTCACGCTCGGCGACATGCGTTAGTTCAATACGTTTGGCGGCGTTGACTCGCTCAGCCATTGTTTCCGTACTCGATCACAACAGGATCTTCATTTATTCGCCGCTGACTGTTTTTAATCATGTCGGCAAGTGCTTCCAGTTGACGGGTTTGCTGTTTTTGGTATTCCAGCAGTGACGCTTTATTCTCATCACCACCGGATATGTTCCCCATATTATGTGGATCGGCTTCGGCAGTTTTAACCGTCATACCCATGTCAGTTAATGACATACCGTTTCGGCTGATGAATTCGGACAGGACCTTTAGAAGTGGATGAGCTCTGACTTCCTCTATCAGTCGACGATTGCCATCCGTATCTTCATATTCAGCGATATGGAAACCACCATCTTTATCGAATGAATAGGCTGGGTTTCTGAGTGCGACACCTTCACTGGTAATTGCCAGAATAATGTCATCAATAATCGCCTGAATACTTGCCTGCAAATCTGACCGGATATCAGTCAATAAACCCGGATCCTGTGTCTCAAATGCTATCTGGTGACGCATAAAAAGCTCTGTTCGCCGCATACAAGCCACACTTGCAGCACATTCATCCCAATCGATATCGCAAGTATTGCAGTGAGGATAACTGCCAGGTTTGGCTGGAAAATATTTGGCCACACGCGCCTTAAGGCCGTGTTTCATTGCATTAAAACGAGTTCGGATAGTTTCTTCGGCTGTTGGATGACCTGCAATATTATCGGCTGCAGCAGACTTGCCTTCCGGTGTTTTTGGGCCGGTATGTTTGCCATATGACGCCATTAAGCCCTGTTCCCAATTCGCCTGGGCAGCTTCAGCATCACAAATAGGACAGATAGCGAAATATTGGTAAGGATGGCCGCGGCCTGGAGCGTCTAAAACGCGATCTGGTTCGCCAGCGAATTTATGTCTGCAATCTGAGCAGGAAAAATTCACTTCTTTGAGCTGTGAAAATGGGTCACGGTTTTTTGCCATGCTGCCAATAACACCACAGCATGACAATCAAAACAGGGGGGAAAAAGGCGTTTTAACCGGTGTTCTGCCTAATGATTCTCGATATATGGGACGTGTGCACATTCTCACCAAGGTCACGGGCCACAATATCGTGAATTTGCCGAGGCTTATACCCATCGTTGTGCAATGACATGATGTAACGATTCCGCTGGAACCGCATGAAAACCTCAAATTGGGGAACATATACACGATGACCGTCATCACCGGTTTCAGCGAGCATACTTAGATGATTCCAAGCGACTATAAACACATCAAAACCGAGTTGCTGAGCAAGACCACGCCATTTCCCATTGATGCCGACTTTTGATAAATCGTCAATGCGTGGGTCGCGAAAATTTTTTTCCGAAACTTCAAAATCAGTGCAGATATCTAGGTACCGTCCTCCCTGCTGGGCAGGGCTGACCCCTTCATTCCGAGCCCCCACCCCATCACTTGGTTGATCTTTCTGTTTCATTTCGTTCATACAACTGCGCTTTTGTTTATCCAGAGCCATGCTAACCCCCTGTTTGTTCATGTCATACATCCTCATAACTGCGCTTTATTGAATAACACGCAGTAATTATTTCTCAGCACCAATTAGCTTTAGGCCGTTTGAAAGGTGATTTCCGAAGACCCCTGCACCTACTCGCCAGCATCCATTAAGACTAGGTTTATGAAATAGGCGTGGCACAGCCAATAACTTTTCCAAGCACCATGCACGACCAGATAGGGATGTTTGTCTATGCGTCATGGAAATCAGGAATTCAGGTGTTTAACCAGGTCGGTTACTGGTGTGCGCATCTTGCCGAGTGGATTAGCCCGGTCAACATCTTCAGTCAGCTTACGCATGGCAAGTCTGGTGTAAATCTCGGTGGTGTCTGCCCGTTCATGGCCAAGCAAAGCCTTGAGAGTAAGGATGTTCACATCACTCTCTATCGCTTCCGTACCATACAAATGTCTGAATGCATGAGGATGTGCCACACGCGGATCAACGCCCGCTTTGTCTGCATATTTGGCCAGCATATCGTTAACACTTCGGGCTGCTATACGCCGCTTCTCACCAATGTATTCATGCCTCTTAACTAAGTAATTCCTGGTGGATACAAACAGCACCTGGTCACCATCACTAAGGTGCCGGTCAATAGAGTCCAGTTCGGTGTGGCCAAGGTAGGCTCTAATTAGCAGCATGCACTCTGCAGGTGCGGGAATCAGCCGCTCCTTTTTACCTTTCTCTATTGTCCGAATGATTAATCGCTGCAGGCCTTTGTGATCTTTCGCCCAAATGAGGCTGGATTGATTCAGGCTACACAAACCAGAAACACGCATACCACAACCAATCAATAAAGACATCATCGCTGCATCACGAATACCAATGAATGAATCGAGGTCAGGCGCCATTAACAGCTTTTCAGCATCGGATAACGATATTGGTCTCGGAAGACGTCGCCCAAAGGTTGGATATTCGAGTGAATCAGCTGGGTTTGATGAGATATGCCCTACACGTTTGGCCCAGGCATAAAAATTACGCACTGCAGCAACAACCACTGTGCGAGATCTGACGGAAAGTTTCCGTTCAAAAAGCTGCCGGCCAGTGTAATCCTCCAACTGCTCCAGCGTTACCGATGACAAATCACGGCCATCAAGTGCCGCAATAAAATCGACAAGATAACCACGGTATTTATTAATAGTTTGATCTGCACGCCCCTTAGACATTGATAACCATCTAAGCCAATCGTTAATAACGGCAGCATTATCCAT